TTCTCCAGAACTTCCAATGCCTGTTTTGCTATGGAGGTCGCACAGACTTCGCATACCCTCAACAAAACCTTTTGACAGGTCGGAGACTTTACAGGCACCGAGATTAACGTGCTGGAGGAGACAAGTTCCTCGTGATGGCAGGTAAACTTCAAGGCATACATTGCCTCTGATTCTTTTTCCATTTTTATCGTACTTAGTTTTGTTTAACCATATGTCACCTGACCTGATGCCGTATATCACCGCATCCCTGGTTGTCTGATCAGCGTTCTTCCATTTTTCATCATTAATGTTGACACACCTTTTAACCCATGGGAGTTCGGATCTAGGAGTAGTAATAAAGTCAATAATGTCAGGATGATCCAAGTCGAGATGAAGAACACACGCACCATTTTTATAATGTCCTCCTCTACGGATTATTTCATTTAGGGTTGAATAGATTTTTCCAAACGATACTGGTCCAGAAGCTGTAAGACCCTTTCCATTTTCTTGTCCTTTGGGTCTGAGCTTTGATAGATGGACAGCAACTCCTGCTCCATATCTGAGTGCATGAGAGACGAATCTCCAACTTGCTTCGATTCCATTTGGTCCCTCCATTGAGTCTTCAACAGTGAAGACAGTGCATGACACTGGTAGGCGGGAGGTTGGATCATCAATCCAGTTTTGAACCCGACCAGTTCTAGATATTAAACTTGTCATTAGACGAGATCAGTTAATGTAGGTGGTTGATAGTTTTTGCTCTTTAATACTTTTCCGTCTTCTCTATATGTAGGCTTTCCATCCTCATCTAGTTTTGACATATTACTAATGTGGACTCGATGTAGAGCTTCATCTAAATCCCATTTCATATTTGCTGCGTACTGGTAACACACATAAACAAGATCACTAAGTTCTTTAAGAGCATCAGCATGTAGTGATTGGCTGTTTCTAAACAGCATCCCTTCAGCTTCTAAAAACTCTTTAAATTCCTCAACGATCAAAGTCTTTTGCATAGTTCGGGTACTCAAGTTCTTCGAGTTCTTCACATTGAAGGAGGTCCGAAACTCTTTGGCTTGTTCTAAATTCGACTTCATTCTTTAGGTAGTGGATTGCTTTTTCTAGGTCGTCTATGTCGTCATATTTATGACCAGCTCTACAGACGTATTTGATTACGTTTCCGAGGTGAAAGTTGAGTTCTTGATCACGTACAAAATCCCATGGTTGGATTCTTCCACGCCTGTAATATTGTGGTCCGGCTTCATTGGTGGTCTCGGCCATTTGTTTATTAAATTAGTAAGACTGTTTGCAAGTACAAAGTTTTGTTTTTGAAGAGCTAGGAAGACGGTGTTAACGTCTTTCCTATCTGTTTCTGGATGCTCTATGGCATCTTTTATTTGCCTTAGCTTGAGATCCTGCTCAAGTGTTAATGCAGTAATCGGCTGAGGGATTCCATAAGATGGGTTGTTTCTTTTCGTGGTCATAATCCTCGGTAGTTAAAATCTTTGCTAGTCGTGCATTCTCTAAGGCTATTTCTTCAGATAAACCTTTCTCTTTGAAGGCATCTCGTAGTGTTTTCCAACTCCAACCCTTCTCTTCAAACATTTGTGTAGCTCTTTTGATACCGATGCCTGGAATACCAGAATATCCATCAGTATTATCTCCAGCTGCACTCTGAACTAGATGCCACTTAGCACCTTCAGATTTGTCGATTGTGAAAGATTCGTCGAGGTTGTATAACATCCCAGGTATCTGTCTCATGTCCTTATCAGGACTAACAATGATGTTACCTGGATATTTTGTAGCGTAGATACCCATGGCATCGTCTGCCTCAAGTGTAGGCATAGTGATCACTTCAAACTCAGTCTTGAGTTTGTTGATGACACGTTTATAAGCACAAGGCTTCTTTCTATTTCGATGACCCTTGTAACCCACTTGAATTTTTTTCCGAAAATTATCAGGGCTACTAAAGAACAAGATGATATCGTCGAATGATCCGAAGTGACGTTGTATCTTTTTAATCTCCCTCATCACACAAGCGTAAGCCTCTGAGAATTTAGAAGTAACAACTATTACGTCATTACCGAAGTCGATTTCTGATTCAGCAGCTGCACAGCATTTATATACTGTGAAGTCTGCATCAATTAATAATTTCATGTGGGGGTTAAATATTTAATGGCTAAATTAAGTAGATTTACATCATCCTTAAAATAGCCAATTCCAGAATTACAAGAAGGACACAACCAACCCCTAAATTCACCAGATTTATGACAGTGATCTAACCATAATTTATTTGTTTTTTTTCCGCATGAATCACACTGATCTGGTTTTGGTGTTGCATTTTTTAATGCTTCACGTCTTTGACGTTTGTGTAAACTTATACACTTTTTACACCTCATATCAAATCCCAAAGGATTTCTAATATGTTTAGGAAATTCAAATAAAGGTTTTATTATTCCACAAGAACTACATTTTCTAGTGGACTTCTGACCAGTTGTTTCCTGACTTTGCTTCTGCTGCGATTGGGACTCTGAGGTTGTAATACTCCCCAGCTCTAATTGCTGAGTGTTCAAGGGTGAATTTCATATCTTTTATGTGTGACTGAGCGCACTCGTATTGAATTTCGTCATGTATAAATGCGAGCTGGTGAGCACGTAGACCAGCCTCTTTAATTGTTTCGTCTGCTATTAGTAGCCATCGTTTCGCTATTGACGCTGCCGATCCCTGCAAAAGAAAATTTAATGCCTTGTGAGGGCTGTCTACTAGAAGTGTTCTTCCGTCGATAGCCAAGATCTTGCCTGTAGTAGCCCGCTTCTTAACAGCCGATAGCAGTTCTGATAATCCAGGGATGGCTTTGATGAAGGCATCTCGAATTTCTTTTCCTTTAGCTGCTGCCTTATTATCTGATAATTGTTTGTCATAGCTCTTACCTATACGAGTTGCGGATGCCCCATAAAGAAAGGCATAAGTTACGGTTTTGACAGCCCTTCGGGTAATGCCAATTTTGTCGGCATTGACTTGGTGAATGTCTCCGTTGATAAGGATGTCGGCATAGCGTCCATCATCATATTTCGCAAGATAATGGGATAGTATTCGAAGCTCAATGCCGCTAAGGTCAGCACCGCACATAACCATGTGAGGGGATGCCTTAAATAATTTCCTAAATTCTTCATTTGCTGGTACTTGGGCTAGGTTTGGTTTTCTATGAGCACATCTAAATGTGTTTGTTGAGACTGAACAGTGGTGGTGTATTCGATTAGAGGTCGTACATAGCTTCAGCCATGCGTTCACGCCTACTGATATCATTCCCAATGCTTTCTTTAGTTCCAAGCATCGGAGAAATTTCAGAGCTATATCCGTCCCAATTTCCTTTAGGATAATCTCGTCTACTACGGGCTTGCCGTTCGAGCTTATTGATAAAGGTGTCCATCCATAATGAGTCGTCAATATCCATGCAACGTGATCTCTTGATGTAGGGTTTAATTCTTTGAGCCTGATGCTTTCAGCACCAGCGACATAGCCTTGGGTCCGATTATTTCGTTTAGGATTAAATACTGATCCTGCAACGTAAGGATGCCTGTCTCGTAGTACTTGACTAATCTCTTCAAGTTCTTTTCTGAGAGCAGATTCAAGTTCCCATGCAGAGCGTTCATCAAAATACCATCCATGTAATTCTTGTTCTGTAAGTATGTGAGCTACCTGATGCTCTAGTTGGAGCCAGTCAGATAACGGTGGAAGTGGTCGCATAATTTTGTTGTTACTACAACGTCTTGAGCGCAGTAATCTTCCATCTCTTGACTCCACTCGCTCCAGTCACTCGTCTTTCCAAAATCTCCTTTATACTCTCCTAATCTGTAGCCATAGGATTCAAGTGAATGCCTTCCATAAAGCTGTAGTGGCATATGTCTCCACTTATGCTTATGGTCTATGTCATAGATATTTGGGTGGTATAAACGTGATAGAAGAAGAGTGTCAACAATGCGAGCAGTGGGAGTGAAATAGTTATATAAGTTGCTAAGAGCCGCGAGGTCAAAACCAATAATGTTATGACCAACAAGCGTGTCAGCAACAAGTAATCTACCAATACCCTCAGAGATGGAATATTTGTTATTCTTTTCATCGTTGTAAGTTTCTACTTTGTCAGTTGTAGAGTCATATATCGCTAGACAATGAATACGTGTTAAATCGTGCAATAGACCATTGGTTTCAAGGTCAAAGACGATTGTCATTTCTTCTGCCACGAATATGTTTTATCTTTAAACTGAGCTTTCTTAATTGCCTCCTCGCTAGGTGGCTCTGGTTTATTTAGTTGTGTTGGATCTTTAGCGTGTTTGTACCATGGATGCTCGTATTCACTGTCTTCAAAAATCCGTGGTTTCGCTGGTCCCGCATAGAAAGGATGGTGTTGTAGTCTCATTCTCACTAAATCTGCAGTTGGATAAGTCATATTGGAGTTCACATGCAACGCCCACTTCTCCGCTGTATCTATTTTTCAAGACTCGTAAGGTGGTGTTGCTATTGGTTTCTTGTTGATTTCTTTCGAGGGCTATGAGATTGTCACTTAGTTGACTTATTGAAGCTGAGCCTCTTAATTGTCCCAAGGTAACTCTCGCTCCCTCTTCATGGTTCTTGTCTTGTTGAGTACGTCTAAGATGACTAACTAAAAAGAGATGAATTCCAGTACGTTCAACTAATGACCTTAAGTCAGTCATAGTTTTATCTATCATTCTTCTCTCCTCACCATCTAATCCACTTAACAATATGCTTAGGTGATCGAGGAATATAACACGACACTCCAATCCACAGGCGAGATACTCAATGCGTGAGTATATGACTTGAGGATCAAAGCTCCCAAACCCGTCATAGAGATAAAGATTCCAATTACCAATAGAGGATCTATATATATCTTCGAGTTGTCCTTTGTCATAACCTCCAAGATGTAATGGGTTTCCTGAAGCTGTAGACATCAAGCCTAGAGCTGTTCTTCTGTTTGATTCTTCCAGAGCCAGATAGCCGACTTGCTCCCCTGCTTCGAGTAGGTGAGTTGCAAGTTGACGGCAGAAGGAACTCTTTCCAGAGCCAGTTCCTGCAGTAATCGTAGTAAGCT